CAACGGCGGTTTGGTCATTGGCAACCCCTCCACCACCTCCGCCTCCACTTGAGGAAGCAGATGATCCTACGAGATAAAAACGCTCCCCGACTTTATCATATTGAAAGGAAGCTAAAGTCCCAGGGGATAAGGTGAAAGGAACTCCGTTATTGTATAGACCGAATTGAGTAGCGACTCCGTCGGGAAAAACTATATTGTTGGCACCATTGTTTAAAATATTTAAAACCAAAGCGTCGCCGAATAAGGTGGCATCCCCGAACGGAGTGGTAGATAAAGTTACATTTGCGCCAGAATTAATCGGTCGCCATTGGAAAAACTTATCTGGAAGGGCAGTTATTGTTCCGGCAGCGATAACGGTTTGAACAGGATAGCTTATGAATTTTCCTGCTCCACCTCCGGCACCGCCTGAGGGATACCATCTATTGGTTACATTATCGAAAATAAACTGCGCGGTTTTATTTGGTTCTAATTCTATCGGATCAATGGTTACTAAACCGGATGCGGTGGCATTTGAATCAACAAAGGTAATTTTGAAAGTTCCACTATTTTTAACGGCGATAACAACGCCACCTTGCCAAAGAGGTGCCGGAATAGAAAACGGAACCGCGCCGATGGTTATATCAGAAGCCGAAGATAATGGGCGAAATTGTAATCCGGCAATATTAGAATTCGATATTGATCCTAAATCGGGGATTACCTCTAAAGGATATTGGGTATAACTACCGCCTCCAAGGGGCTTCCAGGAGGTGTTATCCCTGCCTACGAATTGGTTTTTGGTGGAATCGTAGGCGATCCTGCCCATCGTGGGAAGTAGATTGGCATTGGGATCGGCTTCAATATTTACGACCATATCGATTCCGTCTGTAGTTCCGGTCGCTAAAATTACGGTTTCCGTTGAATCATATAATTCTTTAATTTTCACCGCGCCGATCCTGGTATTAACGCTCGATACCGCTTGACCAGAAACCGATCCGACACCTGTTGAAGGGTCGAAGGTATTTAAAACCATCCATACAACACCAGTATAAAATTTTAAAACGTATGAGGTACCATTGGAGGTGTCTAACCATAATGTTCCGGCAAGAGCAACTGGCGGTGCTGTGGATCCGCTTTGAGCGGATAAAAGTGCCTGCTCGGTATCATTTAAGATAGTTGCCAAAAAAGTTCCTGACGTAGTGTTCGGATTGATCGGATAATGGCTTATTGGCAATTGACTCATAATATTTTCCTTAATTTATAATATTCATTAACCTAGAACTTGTATATATCTCCTGCCCGTTCCGAGTGCTTGAATATCCGCGGTTCTAGTAACCGGAATTCCATTCAAATCAAAAAAGTTAAGATCAAATCCGATCCCATCTTTATTGGTAACGGTATAATAATCTCCAGTTTGTAAGTCCTGGGCGATAATCGATAAAGAAGGGACTTCCCAAAATTGCGGGTTGAACACAAAATTTCTAGTTCCCGGAACAATTTCATCGGTGAAAGTTCTTTGGGTAAAAGGAATTTCCACATCAACTTTTCCTGATTTAACAACTGGCGTAATATTTAATCTTGTACTATTTCTCTCAAGGACAATTCTAAACTCAATTAGGCGAGTGGTGACGTCCCCAACAAATATCTTTTGCCAAGGCGACCATTGAACTGCTCCCTGTGCAATTGGATTTATTGATGCCATATCCGCCCAGAAAGAAATAAAAAATGTTTGATTGGTAAGGCGAACCTCTAAATAATATTTTGCCTCATCTTCCGCCACATCATTCATCGCCGCACGATTAGACATTGGATCCCAGGATGCATGGGTTAAATAGACGCCAAGTTCTAAACCATACCCTTGAAGGAAAGAACTCACTCTGGCAGTATAGATTTCTCCTAAATCTAAAAGATTATTGAAATAGTAGTAGCCGATATTTACCGTAGCATTCGGGGCAGTTTGAAGTAATTGAATCTCATTTGAAATTACAACAACGTCCTTTTTTGTATCAGGCCATCCTAAAGATTCAGGCGAATAACTGGAAATATTTTTGGTTAAGATTACATCCGGAGAAGATGCAATTGCCCGAATCGACTCCGCTGAAACATTTCCTGAAGTGTCCATCGATCTAACTGCGTATTGCCCTGGACGAAATGATACTTTAACGGATGTAGCAAGGGCAGGGACTTTATCTATGAAAAAAGAAAATTCATTGAAAGAAATATTGGTATCAAATGTCGGGGAATATTTAACTAGGAATGCTCCTAAATCTGGCACTCCCAATGGCGGATCCCAAGTTATAAGGAGGGTATCTACTTGGGTGTTCATGGATAATTTAGCGGGCGGCAGAGGTAAAACTAAATCACCCTTCAATATAATCGAATATGTATCCAAACTCTCGACTGGCAAATGGTTTCCATTGTTTCCTATCAGGGAAAATCTATAAGAAAATTCCAAGTCCTTAACAATGTTTTTAAAGTTTTCCGAAGCTGGTTCTTCAAGGAAGAATTCAAGGGCGGAGCCTGCAATAGTTTGTACTAATTCCCATTCGAGAAGTTCATTCAGCCAATAAATAGCGGTAGCATTCCAAACCGTTCCCGGTGGAACAAAAATATTAATATTTATTTTGGAGATAGCTTGGGTGTTTCGATAAATTATTTCTTCTTGTAAAATGGCGTTGTCGATTTTAGGAGGCGTACTCTCTAAAGCTCCCGGCGGATTTATCTGTGGATCGTAAGGCGGTATCGGTCCAATGTCTGCATTGAATATCGCCGGAGCGTATTCCACCAAAGTAACAGAAGCCTTCATATCATCTGATGGAACAATATTTTCCACCAAACATTTAATCGAAGTTCTGGTGAATATCCCAAAAACAAATAAATCCCCAACGTTCATTCCAGAACTATTGGGGACTGTGACTGAAAGTCCATTGGGAGCAACGCTTGTTAGTTGTCCTGATATAATTGTACCTGCTCTAGTTCTAACTTCAAATCCAGGAGTGCCGCCAGGGCTATCGATGGGGGTATCAAAATAAATAGTTGCTCCGGTGATTCTTATTATCCGAACCGGATATCCGCCCACCTTCATTATTTGTGATTGGAAATCCACTAGGTCGCCTTTAAGCATAACCAGGTTTTCAAAGTCCATTTCAATATTTATTTTCTCTTGTCTGAGTCTGGTCTGAGCGAGCCAGTAACGTCCTAGCCTCCAAGCGAAAGAAGGAGTATTGCAACCGAAAGTATCGATAGACTCAAAAATAGTAGAATTTCCAGCGTTGTACCCATCCTCGGTATTATAAACCAGCTGCTCAGAAATATTCCAATCCGATTCAGGATCCACAAATTTAACTTTGAGGGCATGGGGCATTTTTATATAGCTTCGAGAACTGGAAAAGTTATTATAGTTTCTCTCGGTCAGGACTTGCACCGGGATGGTTTTTTGTTGGTCGATTATCACCCCATATTTTCCACCGATAACAGAAAAGGTTGCCCGACCAGCGGAGCATACTTGGGTTAGGAGTTGCATGACGGTGGTATCGAAATCTAAAACGAATGAGCAGACGGAATTTTTTTCAGTAACGGGCGCTGTCTGCCCTTCCATCGTGAAATTGAAAGTCCTCAAAGTATCGCAATAGTTTGCCCACTCGATAATAGACGGCAAATGAAGCCTGTCTTTTAATACCGGGTTTCCATTAACAGGTCCGGTTAAAATATCCACAAATATCCAGGCGGGATTATTGGTAGGTTTTTCCACCCAAGCACCCGCCGTTACATCCCAAGTATCTAAAACAGAGCTTCCGATAATAGAAACATTGTCTAATGTTCCCGATAGCTGCTCATTCGCTTTAATTTTCATTTCCAAAAAGGTATGAGGGATCGTGGTTACAATCGGTGCTTTATATTTAACCGATTTAATTTGGGCGAGATACATTTCATTTATATGCTTAAGGGATCCTGCCCCTGATGTGGTTATCTTTTTAATTCTTATTGGGTAAATCGCAGGGGGCAGCCCTCCGACAATTAAAGTGAAATAAGTTGGATTTTGTTTATTGGCGGTGAGCTTTAAAACCCCTGGAACATTATAGCTTGTAGATAAAGAAGTGGATGTATATAAAAAAATCTCTGTCGGAATGGGCTTATCTATCGTGATGGAAGTTCCATTATTTGAAAGAACCTTATATTTCGCCCCATTAATATTTACCGTTGAACCATTTGGGGGCATGACATTGGCACGTATTGAGGTGGTTCCTTTGGCAATATAATAATAAGTTGTGGTGATTGGGTAAGTGGATACTCCCCAAACAGTATTATAATAACTGAAGGTGTATGCCTTATTGTTATAAAGGGTAATGGGCCTATTGATCGAGGTGGAATCCCCAGATGTCCCTAGGTCATATCTGGGAGCGTCCGAATAAGTATGCCAGACCAGCGCCGCATCTTGATATTCAATCGATATTTCCACTGATTCAGATAAAATATTTCCATTGGAATCAAGGGAATATAGACCCTGCGGGAAAGCGATATCGACTTGGAATTCCTCCGTATCCGCCTTGGTGTTTCTTATTACTTCCCCACCTGTGGGGATTAAGACTTGGAAAGATTCGGTTTCATAATCGTTTAAATAAATCTGAAATTTTTCCGCCGGATGATAAATAATATTATAATTAATATCTGAATAATTTGATAGCGGAGTTGATCCGATATAGATTTGAAGGGTATCTCTATCCACCTTTCCGATCCCCAGATCAAAGACTGTGTAAAAATCGTTATTGTTGGCATTCCACTGGGTATAAGGTTTGGCGGCTATAGTGGGAAACATTTTATGGGTGCCGTATAATTTTAGCACTGGACCGAAAGGCTTAAAAGCATTTGAGGATGAGCCTAATAAATAAGTCTGGGAAGATTCTTGGGAGTTATATCTTGATTGAGACAGCGCTGGTTTTGGTGGGGGAAATAACATTGAAGCACCTGCAGATAGCACCATGCCCGCACCTGTTAATATCAAAGAAGAGGTAAGTCCTGCGGATAACCCGAATCCGATTACCCCCACAGCTATTAAGGCAACTCCAATAATCCCCTGGATTAAACTTTTATTGCCGCCTCCACCGCCGCCCATTGGTACTAATGAGATAAAGACCATTGCACCAGGAAGCGGTCTTACCAAATGCCAATTCGGTCTTGGGATCTTTACCCCGCCTATTTGGACTAGGACTTGAGGCAAAAGTTCATGGTGGATATTTAATGAAACTATTATTTCTTCAACAGTAACGTCGCGGTTGTAGTATTTATAAATGGTAGTGGAATCCAAAAAGTGTGGACGATAGCTAAGATTAATTTTGTTGGCCTTAATTATCTCGGTCACACCATTCTCCACCTTGACTCTATTCGCCTCGTCCAAGCAGGATTATCATATTCAGCTAAATGTGATCCTATCCTATCCAGGGTGTGCAGGAAATATCTATCATTGTAACAAATCCCCAAATGGGCAGGCAGCCCATAGGTTCTGATAACTAACAAATCTCCTGGAAGCTTGGGGGAATCCACTCTTTTAAATTTGGCATTATCTAAGGCGTAGAATATTTTAGATTCATTATCCGCTAAAACATCAGTATAAATTAAATATTGTTCGTGGCTTATTTTTAAAATGTCCCGGTAGAAAAGGATCACCAATCCTGCGCAATCTGCTCCTTGGTAGCTCCTGCCTAAAGGAGTGAATGGGATCCCAATTAGTTTTTCCATCAGGTAAACATACCAGGGTAAAGTTGGGGTGAATAAATTTCACCGGGGATCCGCTGATTAAAGAAATCATTTAATCCAAGTGTAGCGGTTATCTTTCGATTGTCATAAGAGATATTAGTCAGAATCAAATCGGTTATAGATATTTCTACCACATCGGGACGAGAAGCAAGTATCGCCTCGATCGTAACATTTGCCGGAGTGGTTGTTGATCGGAATTCATCCATTAATTCTAAGGGGACATTATCTAAAACTATTTGCATCTTAGGTATTGATTCCCCATCATCGGTCGGTAAAATTATTTTCATTGCTAAAGCGGTAAAAGTTAAAGTCCTGGATATTATATCCTCATTATTATTTACCAATCGAACGGTTGTATAGTTTGGGTGGGCGATTGTTAGGAGCATTAAAAAAGGATCGGAGCTTTCCTGTAGAAATAATTGGGTAAGGGTTGGTTGAGTAAGCGTCCTTGGCATTTACAATTGCTCCCATTGCATATTAATTCTAAAATGTAAGGGACCGATAGCAGATAGCTGGGGCTCTTCGGAGAATCTATAAGTCAAAGGTAGTTGGGAAACGGGATGATTATAAGTGAAAGTTTTTACCCCGCCCGATAAAGTTACATTATAAAATTGTTTAAAGGTTTGATATCCCGCCATCGTAACAATTATGGAGCAATCAAGGACTGGCATTTCTTTGGTATATTGCAAACGCTTTTTTGTTGGACCAATTGCCACGTCGGTCGTCAAGGTTCTAGGCTTTTGGGTTTCCCCATAGCTGTCGTCTAAAAGCGTCTGTAACGAAATCGGCCACGTTTCTGGAGGCATTATCTACTCCCTGATCTTGATAGACCAAAACTGGTGCTCATGGTTCGATCCATTTCCCCTGAGGCGAAAACGGATTTAATTTTAGTCTTTATATAAACGTCAATTTTTTTCATGCCGTTTGGATCGGTTGACTCTTTAGTTTCCACATCAGAATCATTTGTCTGATTATAAACATTTACTTGAGTTGATGAACCAACTTGACCGGCGGATTTTACTCCGAGTGATCCGCTTGAATCTCTGTGAAGGGGCATGATTGCCTCCGCCCCACGTTCCGACATTAAGCCAACTCCACCAGCGAAAGGAAATATTGTTGGCTTATCCACCACTCCGCCTTTAGCAAAAGGGGTGACCTCACTGTTTTTAAATACGCCGCCTTTAGCAAATAGAAGTCCTAGCAAACCGCCTCCACCTTCTGAAGATACATTTCCTATAGCTGCTACCAATGCTTTTTGAATACCGATTTGAATAAGCCCATCAATAATGGAATTAAATAAATCTTTCATTTCTAGCTTTCCGGTCTTAACGAAATCAGAAAGAGATTTGGTTAGGTCTTTAAATAAATCCTGCCCTAATTTGGCAAAGGATTCCGTTAGGGTCGGAACTTCCGCTATCGCTTGCTGGATACCAATTTGGAAACCTCCGAATGGATCGTTCTCTTGCAATCCTCTTAGTTGTTCTTTTAGATTCTCTGTCCTTTCAGCGAGGGCATCCATCGCATCGCCGACATTCCAAATCTCATCTACCCATGCCCAATCAGCTTCGGTTAAATCTGGACCAAAGATTTTTACCTGTCCTTTTTTATTTAACTCATCGGTTTTAACTACCACCTTATCTAAGGACAAAACATATTTATCAAAGGCAAGAGTTCTATCTTCTATCGCCTGATTGATTTCTTTTATCTCATCGAGATTAAATTCTAACTGGAAGGGCTCTATCTTTTTCCCGCTGATCTTTCCAATAGTATTATTATAAACTTCTATGATGGCATTCATTCCTTCTTTGAAGAAATTGGTTATGACATTTACAAATTTAATCCAAAATATTGTAAACTCATCCACCGCATTAGGAAGCGTCACCTCCCATAATTCAAGGAAAAATATTTTAATCCCGTCCCAATTCTTATAAATAAGAATTGCCGCTGCTGCTAAAGCCCCCGCTGCTAAGGTTACGGGGTTAGCTAAAAGGGCGATATTAAGCCCCGTAACGGCGCCTGTGGCGATTAATAAGGCGGCGGTGAATACTCCAACCCCTACTGCCGCAGCCTCGAAATTATCAGCGATAAAGAGAAGTCCTTTGGCTATCACGTCAATAACGGGGGCGAAATTTGTGGCAAGTTTAGCGAGGGAGTTTCCTAAATTAGTTAGCGCCTCGGATATTCCGACTGGAAGCTGGGATGCTTTTTTCTCCCATTCGTCAGCAGCTTTTGTTACGGCGCTGAACAAATCTTCACCAGATACTTTTCCTGCCCTGGCAAGTTTACGGAGTTCCTTTTCCGTTACACCTAATTCTTTAGATACCGCTTTTAATAATTCCCTGTTGGTTAGAAGGACTTGATTAAGTTGTCCGGAATCTATTTTCCCAGAGGCATAGGCATCGGCAAGATTAGAAACTGATTGTGCCGCCTCGTCTGTGCTTTGACCGATTAGTTTATAAGAGGAAATTAAAGCATCGGTAAATTTTAATATCTCCGCCTGGCTCTTTCCTTGTTCTTGGAGTGCAGGACTTATTTTTATATATGCTTTTGATAAATCTTTTAAAGCTACGTTTTGTTTTTGAGCTATTTGGAAAAGTTCTTCTTGAACCGCTAAAGCTGTTTCCATGGATCCGGTTAAAATAACTAATCTTGTTTGTGCCTCCTGCATGCCTTCCGCAAGGGCTAAAAATGCTTTCGCGCCTTGGAAACTGAGGTAGCCTGCTAAAACTCCTTTGAATACGTCGAATGTTTTAGATATATTTTGGGTGGACTTATTTAATTGCTGGACGGATTTATCAAAATCTTTAAGCTCCTGACTCGCGCCTTTGCTGTTCACTGTTATATCGTAAATTAGACGCTCTCCGGTAACCGCCATTACTTCGCCTTTTTGGTTTTGTTATCCACTTCCTTCAAATATAAACTATCCACTTGCCTTATTATGTTAACAAATTCTTCTGATAAACCAAAATGAAGTTGATAGGAAATGATTTTAGATATGGGGATCGGTCCAAGTGCCATTCCGATGGTTCGCTCGGTGGATAAATCAATAAAGGATTCGATGTAAAATACTACTTCGTCAAAGTCGGGTTTAATATCTTTGTCGGATAATTTACCTGTTGATTCTAAGAAATCGTAGAACTCATCTTTGCCCGCCCACTTGTCTAACCAACCTAAGCATTCGATGACTTTTTTGAGATTTCCTCCACCTCGCTATTTTGAAAGAGGGACAAATCTGATCCGGAGTCGCTTAAAAAGGAGTAGAGTTCTGGAAGTTCTTGAAGTAATTTTGTGGCGTTTTCTTTATTGAATGGAAGAGGATTACCTTGGCGGTCGGTTACATTTTCCCAGTTTGTAAGAGCATACTCTACAAACAATTCTATGTTTATATTCTGAACGATATCAAGCGGGATACTTTTTCCGTTATTGAACTTTTGAACATAAGGACGAAGCCTTTTGGTCGCTGCTTCCGAATAGGCTTTATTGGCACCACCAGTTCTTTTAACCCAAAAATATATTCCATCTATAGGAGAAACCTTTACTCCGCCCTGTTCGAGTTCTTTATTGGTCCCAAATTCTTTATATAAATCATTCATTTTTCTTCCTTTTATCCTTAAAGAATATATCCATCCATCCGTTTTTTCTACTCGTATAATAAGCTACTCTAAATTTCTTACTGAAATCCCATCTGCTATCACATTGCGCGGCAGCCTTTTGGCATTCTTCAAAAGTCTCATATTTGCCTTGAGGATTATATATCAAAGGCAAAATAAGGTCCAACCAACCATTATTTTTGGCTGCCATATAATGTCTGGTAGATTTTTTATATAACTCTGATCTTCCTTTTAAATCTTTTGCCATGTCTAGGCATTCCTCAAAGGTAACCAAGGCCCTGCTTTTTTGAGCCTCCGTACCGAAAATTGCATGACACTTTTCAATCAATCTCCTTTGAGCAGCCAAGCTATAAAAAGAAGGATATTTTTCTCTAAATTCGGCCATAGACTTACAATCCATTACTTTTTCCATAATAGATTCATCAGAATATTTTTCTACTAATCCACCCAATTCTCCGCCATTTTTTATATTCAATACCCTCCATCCTCTAGATTTGAATTCTTTTATTTTTGACCTCTCCAAGACCCTGGCATCCTGTCTTTCCATATATCCAGTTAATTGAATTATTTTTGGTGTTTGGGTTTTTAACAATTCTCTGACATATTTATTACAGGACTTCCTCAAATGGGAATTTATTCTTTCGGAGAAATCCAATGATAAACCAAAATAAATTGCTTTATCAGGAAATATTAAAGCATAAATACAACGGAAATATTTGCTTCCTGAAGGAGTCCAAAAAGGTTCAAGATCATAAATCAACTTTCTTTTAACTGCCACCGTATAAAAATTAATTGAAAATTTCCTAAAATCTTTTTTAGTCTCAAACTTTTTACCTTCGAGGATTACTTGTTCATCTGTATATTGTCTAAAAACCTTTTTCCCCATATGACTAGTTATAAGATTGAACAGCCCTCTTTTTTTAGCTTCGTTATATGCCCCAGGTAGTTCTTTGCAGAAATCGCTTTTAAATTTAAATTTTTTAGCAACTTCATGAAGTTCTAAGTCAGTTTTTTTAGACCATTGAGTATTTTGGGTTAATTCAAATTCTTCTAAAAATCCTCTTCTTTTAGCAGCGGCATATGCCCACATAGATTTTTCAATTAAATCTTTTGTTGAGGTAAATTTGGATAATTCAATTTTAACTTCTTTGTCTGAGTATTTTCTTTTTCCGCCCATAGACAAATAATATCATATCAATAAATTCATCTATATATAAATGGGCATAGTGACCAAACTTTAGACACTATAACCAGTAAACGGTCATAAGATTGCCTGTGGCGGGCTGTCGCGCACTCGCGACCAATTCAAGCATAACGTCCGTATTTGGCCCTGAAGCTAATGGATCATTTGTCCCTGGGACGGTTAGCGCCGGAATAAGTATCGCAATCCCGCCCTCTGCGGAACTCGCTACAACATATAGAGATACACTTTCATTTGTTATTTTTTTCTGGATAAATTCCCAACTATTATCCCCCAGGTAGAGGGAAGCCGTCACGTCGATTTGTGCCTGGCCAGGTGTTACGGAAGTACTTGAGAGCCTTCCTATACATTGGTTCGATCTATCGTTATTATTCAAAGCAATATTTAAACTGGAAAAACATAAATTCAAATCTTGATTATTTATGAGGATAGTACCTACTTGGGAAGATCCATTTAGCGGAGCTTGAGTTGTGGCGGGATTTATTGTTCGACCATCTGTAACAGGCAAAGCAGGAACCTCCCACCCTAAACCAACAAAGCCAAAAACAGTTTGAATTATTTGCCCCCATTCGTATGCCATCGACCAAGTATTAACTGTGGAGCCTCTATAGGTCAGAGATTTATTTACTAAATCCAAAAATTGTTTAGACAAAGTATATGAATGCACGGTTGTATTTGCGCCTCCGCCGATGCCAACCGATTCAGGGCTTTTTAAAACTCCTGTTGCCGCGGTTTCATTAACCAATTCCCCGACATAAGTTACAACCGTCGGAGTGACGGCGCTTATATAAACCGCTTTTCCCTGATTAGCAACAAATCCAGTATCTAGTTTAACCGTACTTCCGACGGTAAAAATTGTTGTTAAATCATCGCCTGCACCTGTAATGGTTTTGGCAACATTGTCCACAACGTAGCTAGCCGCTGTTGAGCTAACTGCGGCAGTCCAACTAGGGCTCATCATCGCCGATAAAATTAGTTCTTTATATATTGGAGAAGGAGAGAACTCCGCATTTATGTCCCCATTTACAGTTAAACCTACATTGATCACTCCGGCACTTGCGCGACTGGGATTCAACTCTTCTGAAGCAATCGTTTCGGCAGCCCCATTGAGGGATTCGCTTGTAAACCTCATTGTTTCAAAAGGTGCGGGTGCGGGAGGGGTTGTCCCTGCGGTAACTTCTTTCAGCATGGTTACGGAAACTAGGTTACTTGACGACATGGGAAAATCCTCTCAATTTGTTATAAACCAATTTTAAAGTTAAGGGGTAAATTGGTCAAAGTAATAATTGCACGTGAATGCGAAGTCCCTAAAAGCTCCGAGGTCATTTTGATATTGCTGAGGTGTATTTATATCTCCGAAAGTAAGATTCCCTAATCTTTTCCATCTAAGAAAATTTCTTGCCTGTTCTGCTAATGTATCTCCTACCGTAGCAGGGAATCCGTCGGGAACCATACAATGAATTACAACTAATCCGGTTTCCCTAGATTGAATCGGGATTCCTATCGTCACTCTAGCATCCGTCGCCGGAGGAAACTCAAGGCCCAACCAAGTATTAGTTTCATTGGCAACCGGAACATCTGCAAGGTTTAAATAGTCAGCTAGATCAAACCAAGGAGTCGCGACCCAATTGGCTGTGAAATCTGCTTTGATTAAAGTTTTAGCTGCAAGGGAACTCATCTTTTTGACCTTCCAATTATTATTCCAGGGTAGCTAGAAAGTGGTCCTGCTACTCCGGTTATCTTTTTAAACTTAATATATATTTTTCCTGACCTAATTAAATCTTTATGCCTTGATCTTAACATGGCAGTTACTTTTAATAAAACCCCTTCCGGTGCCTCCGCGGCCCACCGCTTGGTAATCTTTTTTTTGATTCTAATCCTGCCTCTTACCTTTCTATATCTGCTTTGGGTTATATTAGTTTCTTTCTTTCCGAACTCCATGCGGCGACTATAAGGACTTATGTTGGTGAGGATTGCCGTTTTATGATCCCCAATTAAAGGAAGATTGACCAGGCTCCCACCTACCAACCATCTGACATCCCTTTTATATGCTCCGGTTGTGACCGGGGCTATCTGATAATATAATTGCTCCGCTGATCTAATTACTTCTGAAATATCCACCTGATCTATTAATTGAAGTTGTCCGTTTAGATTTACTTTAGCGGGAGATTTTCTAGGGCTTTTATCTACTAAAAGGGTGCCGTCAAAGTTTTGTGTGGCCTTAACATCCGCCTCAGCGACCTTCAAAGTTTTATACATAAAGGCCCGATAAAGCTGAGGGGTTTCTTTGCTTATCTTTCCTAGTTGAACCGATATTTGTTTGGCGTTTATTGTGACCATTTAATTACTCACGATTAGAGAGTAGGCGACCACCGTTCCATTTATTGAAAGACTGACCGGATCCTGTTCGGTAAAGGTATATTGCTTTCCCCTGAAAATAATTCGGTCACTCATTTTGGGAGGAAGGACTAAATCTGATCCGCGGATTAGAACTTTAAAAGAAGTCTCAGGGATTGTTCCGATGCCATCGACTTGGGTATGAGGCAACAAGGCAACCATTAAAACATTGGGAATGGTGTTAAAAGCTGCCCCAGTATTTATTAAAAAAGAACCAGTCTCGCCGATTCGATTAAAAACATAAGTATAAAAAGAAGTGACGGGAGTTATATCCATTTAAATCAACCTATTTTTATGGGCATCTAAAACCGCGGTAACTGAATCAGGAATTATCCCAAAGCCTACGGATACCGACGCCGTTTGGGTTTGCTCGTTAGGTGAAAAATAACTTACCGAGTAAACCCCGGTAATCGATTCTGATTTAATTGTTCCTGCCGTAACAGATCCACCTCCGCCCTTTGATCCATAAATTGAAGCTGCGGTCATTGCTATGGCCTGAATCAACCATGCAGGCTCAGTCCCAGGAGCATAGCCGGCGTTGTATTGAACCTCGACAAAAGTTCCATCGATGGGCATCTGAATATATTCGGGAGTGAAAAGAATTATCTTTCCTAAAGAGTTATAAATTTTATAATCGGTTAAGGTTTGCATCACCCCTTTTGAGGCAATATAAGCAACACTATTTATGGGCCAGTTCTTTGTGATAATAGATGAAAATTGTTTTGGCTCCTGGATAATATCCAAATGATCCCCCGCCAACATTTGCCGGTTCATATAATCATCGATATAGCCAACCGCTAAATCTAAATACGCCTGAAGCTCGGCATCCCTGGAATGGTCCTCATCAACTCCCCCAGTAAGTGCGAGCGTTGGGCTTGCGCCCACAAAGGTTGCCGGTCCACCAATAACCGATACTTGATTATTCACATTCGCTGGAACTAGATTCCAGGCATCAATTACTTGTTGAGGGGTGTCCCCAATTGCAATGGCCAAGATAATGCTGTTTCCAATAGTTCCAGGAGTTACCGCAGTAAATGTCGCAGATTCAAATGTCGCGGTAGCGGGTTTATCTAAGGCGATCCCGAGCGTTAATTTTAAATATTCAAGGCTGGTCATGGGTTAATCCTAACATAAAATTGCCCTCATACTAAGGGAATGTCTTTCGACACCCCCTCGTCCTTGAGGGCCTTTACTAAATTAAATTACTTGGCTTTTGCTGGCGAAGTCTTTTTAGTTTTTTTCTTTGTCTTACCCATTTTTTCCTCCTTTTATTTTGTTAATTTATGGTATGATTTTCTTATCCGTTTTTTCACTCTTAGTTATTTGAAGCTCCAAGAAAAGTTAAGGGACCTCGATAAAAAGGGGTCCCTTTTCTTTACCAGTTATATAAAATAGATTAATGGAAAATTTATCAGAAAGAAATTTAATTATTCTTATCATCACCAGATATGTAGCAAGAGTTTTTTTCAATAAGGATAGATTTAAAGCTATTCATTTTATGCGAACATCCAATATAAATTTCCTAGGAAAGTCACCCCATGAGATGATACTCGATGGAAAATCGGATCAAGTATGGAATTGGATTGAGGGAAGGCAATATGACCTGGGCGATATAGATTAAACAATCATTAAATTTATGCCAATCAAATTAATATCTGTGGCAAGATTCTTGGATAAGTTTAGGGGTTTTGGGAGGTGATTAATGTGGAAAACCTACGTGCTTAATGGGCGATCAATTCCTTAACTTCATTGAGGGATGAAACAAACTCTGCAATATTTCCGGTTCCCTGAATCTCCTTAACCTCTTCTATTTGATTCTTATATCTTTTTAAAGTCTTATCCTCCTGATTAAAATTGCCCTCTAAAAGGCGGTCCCAATGTTTAAGAATAAACTCTTTCTCGGCAGGGGTTTTGACTTCCAGGAAAAATGATTGTCCGTTATAAAGAAATAAAATATCCAGGAAAGTTTTATTTTGTTTAACCACCCTTCCTTTAATTATAGTTCCCTGCCCGTCTAAGCGAATGGTTTTACTATTGGGGATTGTTTTGAGGTATTTCATTACCTCTTTCTGGATATCGGATTCGCTCATTTAACCTTTTAGAAATATAAGTTGTTCGGCTTTCCTGCGATTATGTAAACCTTTATTAAATATCTTCTTTCCATTAACGGAAATTTTTGACCAAACTAAAAACTGTTCTGCGGCTCCTCCGTAATCATTTACCTTCAGACACTTTAAAAGTGTAGATGCTTGGAAGGCGGGAAGTCCGATATTGTAACTGAGACTTAAACAAGCGAGGAACCTATTCTTAGTTATATTGGGAGGCAAACATTTGGTTAGCTTTTCACAATAAAGATCAATCTCTTTCATAAATCGTTCTTTGGCGTATTCCTCGGTCCAAACAGTATCAGCCAAAATATCAGGACCAGTACAACCCCAACCGCAAGTGAGAACACCAGCGCTGCAACGATAGGACGATAAACTAAATCCCTCCCAAGTTCTGATAAATTCCGTTTCAGAAAAATCTACCTTCATTTCATCCTCTATATTCAGGCGGCATTTCTTTATACGCCCTAAAATAAGCAAACAGATATGCCTTTTCCGCTTGGATCATTGTCGGAAATACCCCCAAGGTTTTTACTTTATAATCTAAAGTAATTCTAGCAGTATATGTATGTCCGCCATTTTTCAAATTTCTGACCGAAACCCCTCTGGGGATATTATCATTCTTAGGCTTCCTTCGATTTAGATTCTGCTCAAGTCTCGTAGCCCATCGAACATTACCAATTTCATAATTTCCATCCGTGTCAGGATATCTGTCCAAGGAATGTTTTGGCGAAGTTCTTTTTCCAACATGATTTATAAATTCCTCGTAAGATTTAAAAAGGAATCTGACTCCTTTCCCGCCATAATTCTCATATCCCCTTCTTTTAGAATTAGTGCATCTTTGCTGGGCGTTTATCATTGCTCGGTATTCAGGGGTTTTGTACTCTCCATGGGTAATCAAAAGCGAATCCCTATAGCAACCACAAGACGTAGTATTCCCATTCTTTAATGCCTGGGAAAAATAGTCTCTGATATTTCCACAATCACAAATAGCCTTTAACCTTGGTTGCTTTCCCTTATTGGGTAGATCTTCAAGCACTAAAAGCCTTCCAAATTTGCTTCCTTTGTAAAACAATTTATTCTTATTTATCTTTCTTTTTTTCATAAATCTCCCTCCTATATTTTGTTACCCTTCCATAGGTAGGTTTACGATTACCATAATATCTTTGACTCGCCTTTTTAGGCAATAATATCGATTTATAAATCTTATATTTTCTTCTATTAGTTTTCTTTAATTTCACAAAGCAATCTGGATTTTAAATATTTCCCCAATTCAACTCTAGGCTTATCGCAGAGGTTTTGTTGCCGGACATATATAGAAATCCCTAAAGATGCTATCACCCAAGCTATAATAACTATCCCCAAACTTGTTGGGGATATTATTTTTCTTATCAACACCTTAGCTGCTCCGTCGACTTCTTCAAAAAATACATCCTTAATTGATTGCTTAGGCGCAGGATCTTTAATCTCGTCAACCATAAATCCTCCTTAAAGATAATAGGAAAGGCCAACGTTCACATCGAAATCACCGTACTTAGGATCCGCTAAACCAAACGCCATGAAATTATTTATTAAATAAAGTTCAAGTCTGTTGGTTGGAAACCATTGAAGGTGGGTGGATGCCTTTAGTTCTTTGGTGAAATAAAGTTCTTTGGAAATGGCAGCGGTCCCAATCAATCTTTCAAAGAGGTGGGATTTTCCACCAACGGTTATCGCTAATGCCCTATTTTTAAAGTTATCCGAGGCATAAGTTAAATCGCCAAAAAAGTTATCGTAAATTTTTCCCCAGCCTGCCAGATAGTTATACTCATCGGGGGAACTTAATTGTCCGTTGTATTCCAAGAATAAAGCACCTTTTAAAACTTCTAGTCCAAGTCCTAAGACTGGGGTAAACTTGCTATCTTTTGCATCTTCAAAACCAACGTAGAAATTATAGTTCTCCGCTAGGTTGGTTCCAAATCTTGCTCCGTATTTTTCTATCCCTTCCCCATTGAAAGCAGAAATAAAAGCTGATAGTCCAAAGTTATCTACCGGCATAATGGCAGCGGACAATCTTTCACCGGTAGCACCTAGAAAGTAATTATCTTTTTTGAAACCTACTTCGCCTTTGGATTCCACGTAAAGCTGATCCTGGGTTTCGTCTAATCGACCTGGGTTAATGAAATGAGTTTTTCTTCCCTTCAAATAGTAGTTTGTAAAATCCCCAATTTCTTCGGCGAAGATAGGGAGCGAAAGCAAAAGTATTAGAATGATTTTCATAGTATCTCCTTGCAAATAGGGGCGATAATAAGTTCCGCATCCCGCACCCCGATATTATTTATGTCTGATTTTAAATCTATTTTGTGAACCTTGGAAAGGGATTCAAGGACAAATTCAGTACACTTAACCTTGCGTGATATTATATTCAGAGGATTTTTAATCTGACGATTAAATAAATGCAGCATTATTTTGGAATATAATAGACCAAATAATTCTAGCGTTGCGTAGGGTATTCCTATGGATCCTTCGCAGAAATAAAAGATATCTTCAAAGTCGTCCTCCGAGATATCCAGGTAATACTTTTTTTCCATGTGATTCTTTTTAAGCCAGGAATGAAAGGGAATTTTTCTAACGCCAATGAAAAGGATCGCCTCATAAACATTCTCATCTAATTCAATTGCGGCATGGGATGAATGCCATAATTTACATTTAGTTGGGGATTCTATTAGCCTAATTATAAAAGATAAAGGAAACCAGAAAATAGATTTTGGTTTGGAAAAGTAAATATAAACCCGGTTGCGCACTATTTTTTCTTTTTCTTTTTCTTTCTAAAGTAATAAACCGCGCCGCCTGCAAATAGTAAAATTCCGACTGTTGCCAAAAATGGTATAAGCATTTATTTTGCCTCCAACTTTTTAATTCTCTTAATTAAATCATTTATTTGTTTTTTCTGGGATGCTACCTCTGCTGATAGTGCCTCATCCGCTACTACCGTTGCTGACCAATATAATTGACCATTTCCAGAAGACCTTAAATAGTTTCCAGCATTTCCTTTGCCGGGATTAGTAGTGCTTGTTATATAGGTCAAACCAGCATTAAATTCTGTAGTGGTCGTTTTCCCTTGATACTCCCAAGTAGTTCCATTTGAAATATAGGTAGCTACCCAGCCTGTAGGTACCGACTGATTAATTCCTGGGTGATTTGTCCTATCTCCACCCACAGCAGTTCCCCAAGTGGATTCAACATAGACATAAAAAGGACTTCCTGCTGCTCTAATTGCAGGAGTATAAACACAGCATCCATTGCCACCAGCGAAGTTAGCATTAGCTTGGCGAAGTCCGTTACTGCCTGCTGGAAGCGGCATCGGGTTATTTCCTATTCCAGCAAAACCTCCATATGTCCAAACAGGAGCATTCTGCATTCTGATTGATTCTTGTCCTAATCTATTTAAAGTACCGTTACCTAAAATATCAACACCGCCGGGGCCTGCGACTAAAATGTCGGCAACATTAACTGTTCCAGTTTCATTAAGCCAAAATTTATTTGTAGTAGTTATAACTCCGCCTGCGGTAGGAGCAGCATTAACACCTAAAATTAAATCAGTAGCTGTCTTAGTCCATCTAAAAGCGGAACTTGTATTAGAACCTCTTAAATTAATATTTGCTCCGCCAGCATCATACCCATAATAGCAATCCCAACAATCCCAGATATTATCATGCGTCCAGTTTAGAAAATGTCTTACTGGATATGGGTCGGAATCATTGTTCCATGAATTGTGTGGGCCATTGGCATTTCCATTGGGGCCTGTTACAGTTACTCTGGCAACCCCGGCATTAGCTACATCAGCAGCAGCTTGAACAGTTCCAAAGATAGATTGTCCGTTTACATGGAGTAGTGCCTGCGGAGTATTGGTATTTATTCCAAGCCTTCCTCTAGCAGTTAATCTCATTACTTCTTTAGTATTCCAAAGAGAATTTCCCCAAGTAGTCCATAATATATCCGAGTTGTTTGCCATAGCAGGCTTGGTGGTAAGGTGGGACGATTCTACAGCTTTAATTTCTACTTTCATCCCAGCAAATTGATTAGTAAATGAATTTCCAGATACGTGTCCGATAGCTCTAGTCCCTACTTCAGCAACATTATGTGGAGAAGTATTTCCATGAAAGGAAGTTATTATATCTCCAACAACATCCAATGCCGTAAAAGGGTCGGTAGTTAAGATACCTGTGCCTACCGGAGTAATTGCCATCGCCATAGCATTACCTGTGCCATTCGGTGCTATTGAATCTGTTGATGTGGTAGAGTTCTGAACATAAAATCTGAATTGATTATTTTTAACTAAGGCAGCACCGCCATCATGGTAAGTAGCTATGAAATGTCTCCAATCTCCATTGGCACCAAATCCAAAAGAAACATCGGCAGAAGTTTGTCCTGCTGACAGAGCTCCAGTACCGCTTCTTCCTGTTGCAAAATTTACGGCAGAAAGATTTAGAGCACTTTGAGGATTTGTATTTAAACCTTTAACGGATAAATTTTGAACTCCTGCGATACTTCCTGTTGAATCAATAGTAGGAGGTGTATCTATTAATGTTTTTCCACCGCCTCCGCTAAAGACCGCTATTGCTCTATCTACTGAAGATGCCGGGCCAAAAACATCCCCATTGGTTGTAACTGTTGAGCCACTTCCAGCGACACCTATGCCAAACAATCCGGAGTTAACCCAAGTAACGAACGGCCCTTCGGTAAGGACATTGGTTTGAGCTTGGAAGAAAACTATACCAACAAATTTCACCCCGATAGTTAGAGCAGGGTTTGTAACATAAGAACTTCTGCCAGATTCCTCTGCTGCAATTATCGCTGCCTCAGTGGCCGCAAATTGCTGTCCATGCTGGACATACACTCGACAATTAGGCGATAGGAATATTTTACTATAACTCCAATTTCCAACGGGGATACCTGTCATGATTCCACCTAAATCATAATTATAAGTGTCTAAGAGAGTTTGGTTGGTTGATATGGTTGTATCTTGATCGTAGTAATTAAAATTAGTAATTAATTGTACCGGACAATTTATAATATTTGGTTGTTCAGTACCCGGCGCTATTCCATCAAAATAAATTGAGCCTGCTTTAGTTTGAAAAGTATTATCAGCGTTGCCAGTAAATTCTATTTTATCTTTAAGCATTCCCATCAGAACAGATAATGATCTAATGCTATTTCCATGATCGGTAGCGGGGCCATTTCTGGGAGTTATGGTTCTAGTGGGAGCAAATATATTAGCTAATGTTATAGAAGTTTTTGCACTTAACGGAGAATCAAGCCCTGTTGAGACAGAAACAATTCCCGCACTATTAACTGAAATTGTATTTACTCCACCAGGATTAGGAAGTGGTTCTGGAATATTTGTGGCATTCCAATTTACATTTTGAAAAGAAGAAAACGGAGTTCCAGCATTTGTAACTATTAATCCTGTTCCCGCTGCTATTTGATAATTTGGGGCAGCGAAAGTAACTGCACCACCAGATGTTAAGGAAGTAGTATAATCAACAGGTGACATTATTTCCATTCTTCCAGCAGCAACATCAATAGTAGCTGTAGCAGAGGCAATAAAATTTGAAGTTGCTCTCCAAATACCACCATCTTGAGTCCTGATCAAATCTCCAACAAAATATTGTTGAGCGGGAGTAAATGGAATGAAATGGGATGGAGAAATTATTTCCCAATTACCTGCTAATCTATCGGCATCAAAACTAGCGGTAGATGTATGCGCCAACAATGCCCTGAATATATCGTTGCTATCTGTTGGAGATACAACCGTCTCACCTAATACATAATCATGAGTTCCTTGCCAATTAGTAAGTGAACCACCGGGAACCCAGCTTAATTGTCCGAAGGCATCAGATTTTAAAATTTGATTAGCTAATGGTGGATTAGGCGGAAAAGTTATAGTTTGATTTCCTGTAGGTACAGGAGCAGGCAAAATAGATAGGGAGAATGTGCTTGCGATATCTGCAAAGGTCATTCCGTTATGTCTTAAGTTCAATGAACCTGTCGGTCTGTCGACAGTTAATTGGGAATTTCCACCTTGAAATAAAACACTTCCGTCAGTATTGAATGTGGTGAATGAACTATCCTTAGCTAGCTTTCCAGTAGTGCCATCAAATAGCATGGGGTGATTATCAATAGAGACTGCAGGCCCTAGAATATCACCAGTAGCAGTAATAGAACTTCCACTACCGCTGACACCCATTCCGAAAAGACCAGAGTTTACCCATTGAGTAGTTACGTTACTGGCGAAGTTTAGATTTGCTTTTTGGAAATAAACTATACCGACAAATTTCACTATGCCTTGCAACTGAGGATTTGGAATATAAGCATCAATGTTTACGTCTTGCAAAGCGATGATTTCGTTTTTAGTTGGAGCAGTATCCTGACCATACTGCAAAATAATATTACAATTCGGTGCCAGATAGATTTTAAAGTAAGTCCAGTTTGTTCCCGGAATGGCAGTAAGCACTCCGCCCACATCATACTGAGCATTAGGAATAGTTGTAGTTACTCCAAGATCGGAATCCCTATCATATAAACGAAATGAGGTTACTGGTTGAGCAGGGCAAGATTTTACATTAGGTGTCTCAGTTCCTTTTCCTAGACCATTAAAGAATAGACTTCCAGAGGTAGTTAGGAATGTCTGGTTGGGGTTACCCGTAAAGATAACTCCATTTCGAACTATACCAATCATAATTGATAGGGTTCTCATGTCATTGCCATGGTCAACAGTAGCTGTACCTATAGGCATGATTTCATTGTTAGGGGCAAATACAACTGCCAATACCATATTCTGCTTGCTAGCTAATGCTCCGCTTATTCCTGATACTGCGGACACAACTCCTGTGCCACTAACTTGAATGGTGTTATACCCTGTAGGATTAGGCATGGTTAAAACGGCAGCGTTCCAAGTTACAGGATTAACCTGAGAGAAAGGAGTTCCACCATTAGTGACAATTACTCCGTTTCCTGCGGTTACGTTATAGTTAGGTGCTCCGTAGGTCACCACGCCACCTCTAAGAGGGGCAGTAGTCAAATCATTAGGAGATCTAAATTCCATATTCCTAAGGGATATATCTACAACCGGATCTACATCAGCTATGAAGTTTATCCTAGCTAAAAATAATTGTTCATCGAAGGTTTTAATCAAATCTCCGGTGAAATATTGAGTGCCAGGAACAAATAATTTAAAATAAGTCGGAGATATTTTCTCCCAATTATTTGCCAAACGATCGGCATTAAAAGAAGCGCTGGATGTATGATCTGTAAGCGATCTGAAAACATCATTGCTATCCGCCTGAGAAACTACTGAATCCCCTATTTTATAAACGGTTGTAGGCGTCCAATTGCTTAAAGATGCGGCACCTCCCCCGATTGCTTTCCAGGTTAAATTTAAGGAGTTCCATCCCATGTAAGCATTTAAGTCAGTATCGAAAACGACTGTTCCTCCTGGGATTGGAGGCGTGATCAGTAACCTTTGGGCGGTTGTCATTTTGGGCGCGAATAAACTCCCTTGGGTTGTGGAATTTAATTGCAGGATTAATTTGGGATCCAAATTGCTTACATTTCCGATTTGGGCATTAGAAAAATAATTCGTATCCGCTAGGGCATTTAACATTAGGATTAAAAATATTATTAGCTTCATTAAATTATCCCTCTAAAAGATATAAAGACTTTTGAAAAGGCGGCATCGTACGCGCCCGCGAGCGCGGGGGTGGTGTAGCCCAAAATCAGGGCGTTTTGATTTCCCCCATCGGTATTAATTGTAAATGTGATATCATCGGGCGCGCCTGGGAAATAAGTTTTAGATGATTCGTTCTTAATCCAGGCGGTCCCATTCCAAATGCAAGTTATGGTCAATTTAAAATAAGAATCCGCAACGGTTGAGGATTTTCTCATGCAAACAAGATCGCAAATTATCATTCTATATTGTGTGGGAATAAATTTCAGGGCATCTAACCTAACATTGGTTGCTCCATTTAATAAAGGTTGGACGGCATCGCCGTCGCTCATGTTTACCCAATTTCCTGCGCGGTAATCGTTATAAAAGTTTGCGGTACTTGTTTGGGTTGTTAGGGATCGATAAATTTTATTATCTATCCAAACAAAGGCATCGGTGGCGTAGAAATTGGATGGCAGCCAAACGCTTACTCCGCCTTTGCTGGCCCCCGTAGGAGTTCCGGATTTGTAGTTCACTGGATATGGAAGTATTAGATCCCAGGATTTCTTATCATCAAGTGGTGCGGTATTGTTATCTTTTAAACTTAAATAAAGGGAGCCATTTCTAGAAGTAACGATATCATTCTTGTTATAGGATTTTCCGGGAATATAACCACCGACAAATTTAAAAAGTTCTCCATCACGTCCCGGATTTCCAGTAGGTCCAGTCGGCCCAATTAGGCCTTGTGGACCTTGGTCGCCAATTTTTCCCCGTTGTCCGCGCGGTCCTCTGATATTTGGAAAGTTTTTTATTTTTCCATCCGTTGTATGGATGGATAAAGCTACTTGATGCTCGGATTCGGTGATATCAATTTTCTCAATTCCCGTTCCATTATTTCCACGCGGGCCGGGTAATCCACGAGGCCCAAGGATTGAATCGCCTTTGTCTCCTCGCTCTCCTTTCTCGCCCGCAGGTCCGATAAGTTCATTTTTTTTTTGGTCTATGGAATAAGTTATTAAATCTTTAATTTGAACCGCATTAAGCTTGGCCTCTTTAAGATCCCTAACGGTTTTTATTATATCTAATAAATTATTTTCCACTTTTTTTACCTTTAATAATTTTAGGGATTAGTTTGGGGGGTTCTTCGATTACAGCTTCAGCTAAAGATTTTTCAATTAAGGTGAGGGCGGATTTATCGTCCATTTCCACTATGTCGCCATAGGTTCCTGTAAATGCTCCGCCAAAACTCGCTTTTAACTTTATCTTCAAAATACCTCCGACATAAGTGCGGAAAAAAGGGGGACCGAAGTCCCCCGATGTTTAACTATTATGGATGCTTTAAACCAGCTATTGCTAGAGGGTAGGTCAATAACACGTCACTTCTGCGAGTTAGCAGAAAGCCCGTTAACCCAAGCTCAGCATATCTCTCATTGAGAATCTGAAGTGAAGTATTCATTCTGTCCCCAATCCATACTCCATATCTAAAATCTCCGTATAGAACGGAAACTTTAGTAGTGGCAGGTACCGGCATGTATGGAGAAATATAAATTGGATTTCCATAAAGCATGTCAGATGAATCGGCTGATAAACTCACGCGAAGCAAAAATTGTCCGTTGAGGTCTTTCATTCCCGCTAAAATTTTGTAAGTCGTATCATGCATTAACCAAGAGGCATTAGCTCGATAAGGAGGTGATACAAAATGTTTTAGATTCAAAAGATCAACGTCAGTTATGGTCGCTGCTCCTGCGGCAGGAGTTGTAAGTAAAGCCGGGTCATTTAAAATTCCTAGAATTGGAGATGCAGGCCCAATCCCAGTTCCATTTAGGAAGGCATTTCCTTCAAGGGTTGCCATTGCTCTGGAAAAGGATTCAGATAAAAATTCCATCAGATTGACGGCATTATCTTGCATTAACTCCATTGAAACTTGGGTTAGCTTGGTCATTTTGAAAGCTGACAATCTTTTTAGTACGAAACTTGGATCTGTTCCACCAGCCGCAACCGCTTCCGGAGTAAATACAGCAGTTCCAAAATTAGTTGAGATCGGGATATCCAATGTGCTGGTGGTGGTGATGACCTTGGCAAGTTGTCTAAGTACGTCCTGTTGGAAAAGGCCCGATTGAATCATGCCTTCCAATAATATCGGGACCAACACTCCGCCCGCGGCGGGAGTTCCAACGGTTAAAATGTTTTTAAACTCAGGAGCTAGTTCCTGGTAACCTTGCTTTAAATAGGCGATGAACGCTTTCTCATATTGCTCGGTTTTTCTTTTATCCTGGAAAGATTGTGGCATTTCCGGTTCAAAGAATTTAGCTTTTGGCTTTTCTTCTTCTTCAATCTTGGAAATGGTGTCCATTCTCTTTAGGGTTCCATTGATATCTGTCACCCGGTTCATAATCTTGTCGAATTGTTCTTTATCGATTTCAGAAAGCGTTTCTTTTTCGTGTACTGCTCTGGCATCGTTGATGAGTTTTATTTTCTCATCGATTAGTTCTTTTTGGTTCATATAAAATCCTTTTTATATCAAAAATGTTTAACGAGCTTTCGCTGCGTGTATTATAAATATTCTGCTAGTTCAATTCTTCTCCGTAAAAATTCTTTTTGCAAAGATGCCCGTTTTAAATCTTCTTCTTCCTTTGCTTTTGCTAATAGGGCCTCATTGGTTACTTTTTTAAGAATGTCCGGGGTGTTTTTATATATAGATAAATCGAAAGCTGATTTGGCCTGCAAGGTTTCGTATTCTAAAGTATGGGCGAAACCGAGTTCTTGAGCTTGAGCGGCTGTGTACCAACTCTCAGCTTCTAAATAACTTTCAATCACAGAAGGATCTAATTTTGTTTTTCCAGCATAAATGGAAATAAGTTGGGTATCAATTTTATCTAAAATTTCAGCTGTATCTCTTAGTTCTTTTGAATTTCCTGCGGTCAAAGACCAAGCTTTATGAATCATCATCATGGAATTTTCTCTTTGGAATACTTCATCTCCTGCCATTAAAATGACTGAGGAAATTGAAGCGGCCAATGACATATTTTCGGTGGTCACCTTCGCGCGATGAGCTTTTAAAGCGCTATAAATTCCAAGGCCGCCAAAAACGCTACCTCCTGGACTATTAATCGCCACGTGAATTCGGTCCACATCCATCGCTCGGATTTTAGCGATTAGCTCGGAAGGATTAAGGCCAAACATTTCATCTATGGCGTCGAGAATTTCCACCTGACCGATTACCTCCCCTTCCTTGGATTCTTTGGCGGATACTTTAAACCATTCTTTTGTTCTAGCTCTAAGTTGGGGGTATTGATGAAACATTATATCTCCTTTAATAATTTTATCTGTTCTTCAAGGATCGTTTTATTTAATTGTGCAGCTTCTTGCTGTACTTGGGAAGATTGATCGGCTTGTTCCGATTGTTTTTGAAGTTGATCTACACTTGTCATATTCTGTTGGATAAACAATTGGTCACACGCCGGGGAATCAACTCCATCTTTTCCAAGATAAGAGCGAGCTTCATTGGGTGTAAAAATTCCACCCTGTACCAGTCTAGCGAGTGACTGGGATGTGCTATCTAGTCCGCCAGTAAGCACCGTCGTATAATCGAAACTGATTTCATAGTTCATTACGTCCCTTTCTTTCAGAAGGTCGCGCGCGCACGCCTGAGCGAAACATTGAAAGAGGGGCTTCAAACAGAAGTTGAGCCAAGTCAAAATTACTTGCTCCACAGTTTGGTATGAGCTATCTTTTGTAAATCCTATAACAGGTCCAGGGACCATAAAGAATCTGCAAATATCTCCAAGTGATGCGTTTTTATTTTCGATGAGTTGTAATGAAATATTATCATTCATTGAAATTGGTTTAAAAGTTAATCCATTATCCAAAAGCATGATTTTATTTGTATTAGCATTTCCCGTATAGCTAGTTCGGAATAATTCCAAAACCCGTTTTGCGACTTCACTCGAAATTGGATTCGGACCCTCTATGGTTCCGCCGGGCCTGCTGGAATTTGGGCCAAAGCTGCTCTCTTGATGTTTTTGTAGGGAAATATCCAATCCAATTGATTTGCTTCCATAATTTATGGGGGAAAGGGGATTAATTACCCCTTTAGAAAAACCTCTAATATGCAGAATTTCTCTTTTGGTAAATGTCTGACCAGTTAATTTTAATCCTATCTCGCCAACATAATAAATTAAATCGGTATGCGAATCGTTCCAAACAACACTGACTAATGAAGGATCTATAGGCGTTAGACTCACAGGACGATCATAAATATCCCGCTGGACGAAAACATAAGCAACAGAGTGGAGAACCAAGGAAGCCGCAATCTGTTGCTTTATCTCATAACCACTTTGGAGGGGATTTGGTCTGAAGTTCAAAAGATAATATAAGGGGTGATTTGGGAGAAATTCCCTGTCAGATATCCAATCTGTTTTGTAAACCTTTATGGGCAAAGATGCCGTAACCTCTGAAATTGCTTTCACGCAAGCAAAAACACAAGATTGTCTCATAGCTGATTCGGAATTTACGTGCTCTCCATGCAAAGAATAGATGGGAAGTGAAGAAAAATTGACATTAGTAGTATCTTGCGGTGCAAATACTTGTTTTATGCGTTCTAAAATACCCATGCCGATAGTTTAAAGTATAATTAGAAGGAATTAAATAGGAAAAAAGGGAGAGCAAAAGCCCTCCCCTATTTACCGAACCACATCGCGCCAAACCAGACCATGCCATATCGAATCCTGCCTTAGCAAATCACATCACACCTAGCCTCAGGATAAAATGTTTCGTTTTTAAAATAAATCCTCACCTGACCAAACCACATCAAACCCGACACAAGCTGAGCGCACCTGACCATACACCACCCGACCAAATCAAGTCGGACCCTATGAATAGTGGGTTTCAATTTAAAAATAAATCCTTACCCTACCGAGCCATGCCAGACCGAATCGCGCCAAATCACACAGCACCAAACCGAACCGGACGGAACCACACCCAGCCACATCGTGGGATAAAAGTTTTCCGATTTTAAAATAAAAATCCGAACCCTGCGGAACCCTAGCAAGCCGAGACAAACCTTGCCATGCCGAAGCCTATCCGACCGCGCCAAATCCAGATCATTTCAAAACTTGAACGGTAAATCTCCCGTATCTAGGACGATAATCTCCTGCTCCTACAACTTCTCCTGCCCTTTCAATCCATTTAATTATTTGTTCTTTTTGACAAACATCCGGGAAAAATTGAACTTCAAAAGTTGTGGACCATTTATTAAAAATGGGTCTAGTTCTTATAATGGTTGATTGTTGAACTTTTACGGGGGCCCTAAAGACATATTCTTTTTTTTCAAAAAGATTTTGTCCTTTTGTTTTCATATCTTTAAATTCCAGTAAGGAATCTTCCTCGACAAAGGCACCCGCTTTCGCTGCTGGTCCTTCTTTAAACTTTTTGGCCCCATTAATAAGCATTCCCTCGAAAATCTTAGAAGGTAGAATCACTTGGTCTTTTTCGTTTATATACAGACCAGATTCAAACTCCAATCTACCTAATTCGTAAAGATCGGCCTCCGTCTTTTGCTTTTTTCCAGAGATTTGTTTTATTGCTTTTGCGTACTCGTTTAGCGGATCCACCCCTTGGTTGTTGTGCGTTATTAGGGGGGCGACTCCTATTAACTTTAATTTCAGTTTTTTTACCATTTAATCTTCTCCTTGTTATTAGATATCTTCTTTCTCTCAAAGAACTAGTTATTGCGGTATGACAGGGTTTACAAAAAGTCCCCAATTCTTCCAATTTCTCTTCATTGAAATTGGCATAAGAATTATGGTGAACTTGTAAATTTTCAATGGAATGACACCCAAGACAGAATTTGTCTCGGTCAATTATTATTTGTCGGAATTCAATCCAGTCCTCTCTTTGCTTCTTTCGAGGTCTGCCTTTTATATGGCTTTGATGCATCGTGGAATATATATAGAAGAAGATTTAAAGCGTCAAGAATTATTTGACTTTCTTCCTAATCCTCACCCTCAACCCCAAAACATTCCCCACTATCAAAACCACCAGCATCCACTCATACCAATGGGAGGGGATTTTGCTTGCATATAAAAAGCAAAAGGTGATTAGGGATATGATATTGGGGAGGATGTAAAGATACCTACCCATGGAAATTTGCTTTAGCATATCGCCAAAGTACCAATCGGATTAATTTCTGATAAGACCTTTTATTTGCCTTAGTAAATCCCTTAAAAAGATTAATAGTCTCTTCGTCCAATGCCAGAGTTATCTTTTTTCCAGGGCCAGAACCTGCTAGAAATTCCTCTGGTGGTGGCAAGGTATCCTCGACCATTTTCCATTTTCCAATTGGACCGTTAGTGTATTTTATTTTTTTCTTCATAAATCCTCCTTTCTTTTCGCCAAAACCCGGCGCCTATTATTCTTATTATATTATTTCTTCTAACAAATCTCACTGTGCAAATTCCATCATCAATTTTACCGATGCATACTTCTCGGCACTCCAATGTAGAATGTCTAGAATCCGAATTGAAGGTTAGCCGATAAGGATCCTCAAAAACTTCTTTAGCATCCTCGAAATCAACCCTATGCTCGAGGATATTCTTAATATTTTTTTTAGGATCCCAATCAAATTGCATGGATGGATATTGCCAAAAGTATGGCAAAAGCGCAATATAGTCAAGTAAAAGTGTCTAAAAGTTAGGCAGAACCGGTCATATAGGCGATAAAAGCGGGGTCATCATAGCAGGAAGTAGCGTTATGCCGCTGTAATTCCCACAAACGAAGCGCCATTGATAATCCTAAGGTTCCGTCGATACGGCCAAAGCTGCGTGCCTTATCAAATTTCCTGGAACCGGCAGGATCCGATATAACCACAGTATTGGCCACACACCAGGTGAGAACTGGATTAAGCCCCGCCCGAAGTCTGGCATCTAAAATTAATTCTTCTAAAATATTACAGCAAGGGCCCATATCTTTGAAGCCTTGCCCGCATGGTTCGAGTGGAGTTGGGCACCCGATGGAGTCGAGTGCGCTTTTCATGGTGGTCATCCCCCATCTGTCATAATGTATTCCCTTGATATTATATTTTTGTGAGAGATCATAAATTTGTTTGGCAACGTAGTCGTATGAAATGCTATTTCCAGGCGTGGTAAAAAGCCATCCTTGCTTATGCCAAGTCTCAAAAGGTACCCGGTCCCTCAAGCTATGATCTCTTAAAGTATCATGGGGTTTCCAGAAAAAAGATTGAACATCAAATTTTGCGGGGTCGTTATCATCTGGAAATATTAAAACGAAAGCAGTTAAATCGGTTTTCGCCGAAAGGTCAAGCCCTCCGTAGCAAGGCCTCCCGATTAACTTTTCTATTTCAACTCTATGATTATTTTTCTGCCATAAAGATTTAGTAATAAAAGGGGTGAAGCTATCCACCCGTTGATTTAGAAAGAGTTGCCGAAAGAATGCTTCCTGGGCGGGCAATCTTTTCGCCTCGTCTGCTTTCTTCCTCATTTCATCCCTGGACCTAATTACATCAAGTCCTGGGTTAGCAAGTATCCAATTTTTTTCATCCCAAGCGTCTAGCTCATCTGGAACTTCATAAACAAATCCTTTTATTCTTGGATCGGTTATCTCCCCTCGATTGACCATTTTTACATAATCAACCTTCTCGGAAAAAATGTGATTGTCGGAGGCGGATTGGGTTGAGAGTAACCAAACTAAAGATTCTTTCCTGGCACCGAAGCCGGTAGTGACAACGGAATAAATTTCTCTGGCCTTCTCTGCGGAGAAGTTTCCAATCTCATCGATTAAAACAAGTGAGGGGTTTCTCCCGTGTAATGACGCCGCTTCAGCACTCTCTATCCGGCACTCACCGCCTGATCCTATATGCTTTATTATTTTTCTGGAATCGGAAATAGAAAAGTCGTGGATTAGCTCGGTATCTAATTTAATAAATTCCGCAATTGATTTAAATAAAGCTCCACATTGTTCGCGGGTCCAAGCGAGAAGTAATATTTCCTGATTGGTAATGGAGAGCTCCGGCAGAAAGAAATGGCATAAAACAATTGCGGAGCAAAGGGAACTCTTGCCGTTTTTCCTACCGATGGAAAGCACCGCCTCGTTGACTATTCTATATCCCTGCGGATTTAAGGGGCCATAAACTTCCCGGATCATTTCCTTTTGGAAATCCATTAGCTTCATGGGGGATCCGACTCCGTCCCCTGTAGGTTGGCGAAGGGTTTCTATAAACTTAATCATTTTCTCTGGGAGAGATAATTTAATTTTCTTTTTAACCATTGATTAAATCTTCGCGCTTAGACTTTGGTTTTACCATTGGGTTATGGTGAATGTCATCGATGCGGGAAGATGGACAGATCATAAGTTTTGTCGCAAGGAGCGCCATAGAAGTTTGCTGGCTTTTTAGAACATCGATCCACTTGCTCCGCTGCTCAATTCCCTTAATATCTTTATAAACCCACTTAGCGGTCTTAAGTTTATCCAGGGCTATCAAACAATTAACATAAGCCTCACAATAAGTATGAAGTAAGGCGCAATCCGATTCCACAAAATGATTTGCAGGAAGGGAGTTTACAATCGAATCCCAGACCTCTTTAGCAGATTCCGATATCTCAGCAGGAGGGGTTATACGCTCGGCGGATCTTAATCTTAGGGAATGAAGATCAGAACTCCCGCGACCACGCTCACCCATACTTTTTAAATTTAATTTTTAAAGGAATATCTTCGTCTTCCTCTTCAATTGGAATATCCCGCCAGCCACAAAGGTTCTTTAGGGAAAAGATTAGCATGGTAGCATTGCCGCCATTCAGTGCCATATCTAGCGCCTTCTGGACAAGTGCCCTGCGCACCCCTGCCATTTTTTTCTCTCTAAGTTCCGCGTAAGTGCAGTCGTGTTTTTCTCTTACCCTTCTTGCAATGGTATCTTCGGAAATATTATTTCCTTCGGTGGACATAAATTCCGAGGCATCGGCAAGGGTGGGCTTGGTTTTTAAATATTTATAAAATACTTCCCAGTTGAAATCCCTGGTAGGTGGTCCCATTTTATTTTCGGGTTTGGTTTTATCTAGCATAAATTTATTGTCTTATAGGATAGGATTTAAGTCAACCAGAGCGGAGTAGGGGATTTTTTCCCCGTCCCTTTCCAAATAAATATTATCGGATTGGTGGGTGAAGTCGGCGAATCTTTGAACTGTTAAATCACAATATCTTTCAGAAATTTCCACCCCGAAACATTTGCGGTTAGTTTTTTCAGAAGCGATTAAAGTTGTTCCGTATCCTAGAAATGGGTCAATGATTAAATCTTTTTCATTAGTGGCAGCTAAAATAAATTTTTCGGGCAACTTCATAGGGAAAACGGCAGGATGCTCCATGCTTAGTCTTTTACCTTTTTGAGGGGATTGACGTATGACGGTTCCCATCTGTTTAAAATTATCTACTACAAAATTACCTCTCGGGGTTATGATTCCATCTTTTTCCCTTACTGAATTGCTGGCTTCCATGCCTCCCATTTTACATATCTCCGTCTTATTCAATTTGATAGGATTTTTGCCTAAGACAAATATCCATTCATGCTCGATTGAAAACATGGTTGTCATGTTGGTCACAGATCCGGCCTCTCCTTTATCCCAAATTAACCAAGAGAGTAATTTTAAATTTGATTTATATGCGGTTTCTAAATATTGATTCCAATAGGGTATAATAGAATGATCTTTCCTTTTCATTCCAAGATTAATAAAAAATAATTCTGTAAAATCACTCCATGTGGGGATGAAATTTATTAAAAAATCTACATCAACATTGGCCCCTTCATAGCCTCTCTGATCTGAATAAGGCGGCGAGGTGAATAATATTTTTGCTTTTTCATTCCCCATTAACCTCTTAACATTTTCCCCAACCGTACAATCAGCGCACATTATTTTATGATTCCCCAAATGCCAAATATCCCCCAGCTTTGAAATAGTCGGGGCATCTTCTGGAATGGAATCTTCACCCTCAATTGTTCCGGGAGTTTCATTAAAGTATTCACGCTCGAAGTCCGGAAAATCTATCGCATCAAATTCATACGCCGAATCCAATTCTGGAAAGTCCATATTTATTTCCGAAATAAACTCATATAAATTTTGTTTCCCCAAGGTTCCATACTGAGAGGATATGGCTAGAATTATTTTTTTTGCTGTTTTTTCATCTGGTGCTTCTATTTTAACTATAGGAAACATTTCGGGCATGGCGATTCCTTCTTCGCGCATTTTTAAAAGAGTGCGAAGTCTTTGATGCCCATCTGCAACCTTATCTTCCCAGAGGAAAAAGGGAGAAATATAACCTTTCTCCAAAATTGATTTTCTTAATTTGAAATAGTTCTTTTCGCTAAGGTCTTTTAGTCCACCTTGAAAAGGAACCATATCATCCAACCGCATTTCGCCAGATCCTTTACATTTTATAAAGACTTCCATCTGACTCCCCTCTATACTTTCCATGCGGCCTCCCGCCTAATATTCTATAATAATGTAAACAGTTTTCAGATCTCGTGACCCATTCAAGATTTTCAATTCTATTATCTGTTTTAATACCATTTTTATGATTAACGTCTTTCTTATTTTCTGGATTTGGAATAAATGCCTCGGCAACCAATCGATGAACATATACTCTTTTAGAGCTTTTTGATGGACCTAAGTTAACCTGACAATATCCATATCTATTGGGGCGAAGTTTAAAAAACTTTCCCCGAACGATTCTTGATTGAGTCGGGCTTTGATGGATCCTTTTGGATAAAGAAACCACCCTTCCGTCTTTGCAGATTAAATATCCTGGGAATCCCTCTATAGATTTTGTAAAACAAAGGTCTTTGCTTTCATATTCCATAAATTATCTAATCCTTTTTAATAAAACTCGTCAATTTACCAATATAGTTTTATCATGC